CTTTCATTATGTCCTAAAGTATGAACTTCCTCAATAGCTACATTAGTCGAAACTGTTGTATTTGTTTTGTCTATAAAAAAATGATTACCAACACCTAAAGTAATAACATTGTTTTCAATAGTTACATAACCTCTATTTATATCAAATAAAGACTGTATTTTATTATTATCAAATATTTTACCACCCTCAACAGCATCAGGATCACCTTCTGCAACTTCGCCATTTGCTAAACTTGCATCTTTAACATAAGCTGAACCACTCCAATGATAATAACCATTGTTTGAGCTTGTACTATCATTAGTTACTTTATAACTATCATTATTTCCAGCATCTGTATGTGCATCTAATATAGCTTTTGTAGTGAACGATATTAACCCCCCTGTTTGACCAGTTTCAAGCGAAGTTACTTTAGGCTCTAAAACACCTATCCTAGTATCATTATCATTTACAGCAGTTTTTGTCTCATTAGCATCATCATCTTGCCATTGATTAATTCTTATTTTTTTTGGTATAATACCAACCTTATCTGCCCATGTTAAAAATCCCATTATATATAAAAATTAAAATTATAATTAAAATTGTTTTGCCCTTCTACCAATGTTACGCTTACAGTTTCACTTTTTTTAGAAATCCTATCATCATTTGTTACCGCTACTATGTAAAAACTATATTCAATATCAAATTCTAAATCATCTACAGTATAAGTTCTAATATACGGATTTGATACCAATTTATCATCCTGATATACTCTGTAATGATGTATTCCTTCTAATGCAGTAGAATCATCCCATATTAAATACGCTTTTGCCATAATTAATTTATATCAACAATTTCTAAATTACTAGGTACTGTTATTGTGTTATCTCCACCTTTTTGAACTGCTCTTCTGTACGCTTTTTTATTTGCTCTTAATAATTTCCAACTTCCTTTTCCGTTCGGTTTCAAATTCATTAAATAGCCATATTCGTACTTATTATCTTCATTTATAAATTCTACTAATCCGTAGTAATTCATAATAGTTTCACCATCAAATACTGTACTTGAATTTACTGTACGTAATAATTCACTATCAACTGGGAATTCAAATTCAACGTACTCAGGAATGAAAATATTTTTATCTAAATCAGAAACTAAAACATTCCCATTTTCAGCATATTCAGTATCACCTCCTATTAATTGAGTTTTTAAACTACTATTTCCTTCTGTACTTCCGTATCTAATATAAGAAGTTAAGTACTTATCTAAACCTCCTTTTATCCAAAATCCCCAACGTAATAAAGTGTTTAAAGGACTAAATCGTAAATTTGTAGCTGTATCAGCAGAGAATACTCCGGTTACATCAAAGTTGGGAAAATTTAATGGTATTTCAAAATCATCAGCCCATTTTCGTTCTTCAAAATTTGTTCCACCTTCTGAATTACGTTTTAGGTCCATTACCATCACCTCTTTATCATAACGAGTATCTTCTTCTGGAAAATTAGTTATCGGTTTTCTACGTGCAAATTCTTTACCGTAACTATCTGCTCTATATTTAGATAATTTATTAAATGCGTTTTCTACTCTTGAAATAATTGTAGTGTATGAGTTTCTGATATTGTATTCATCTAAACCCATTGACTCTTCATACAAATTATCTCCACTTGGTTTTTCGTAACCAATTTCAATTCCACTATAAAAATATTCCTTTGCAACTGTTCGTTTTATGTTTTTAGGAGTGCCTAATACTATTGTAACATTATCATTGTAGAAATGAGTTAATTTCTCCACCCTAACTTGCTCTGTAAATCCTAATTTCTCAATTCCGTACCCAATCTGCCATATAGTTTCAAAAGCACCTATAAAGTCTTTAAATGATGTTGTTAATTCTTCATCATCAAACTTTCTAACCCAAAAACCATTGGTTAATCCGGTTAAACTTGCATCACCATCAACTGCATCACCTAAATCTGTTCTTCCTAAAATATTTGATTTTAATGTATTTTCTACTCCTGTAATTATATGTAATATTCTTTCTAATCCTTCTTTTGGTAAAACGAATTTAGCAGTTGATTTATCGAAGAATGTGAAATCTTTAATTGTAACATCAGCATCAAATACTTGCATACCTACTCTTGAATTAGATTGTCTTGTCGAATGGAATACTAACGCTAAACTTTCACCTATTAATAACTCTATTTCTTCATCTGTTGATACAAAACTATATACAAGATCAGCAACAGGATTTGTAACCGTTTTTAAATTAATATATTCTTTAAAATCATAATTTAATCCATTTTCATATTTAACAATATCTAATCTAATTTCATCAGAAACATAAGATCCTGAAAACATAAAACTAACATTAAAATCAATAGTTAAAGGAATATCATCATCTGCAATAGCGTAAAACATATTACCTGTTCCTTTACCATCCCCATAACTTGATTCGTTCTCAGGGATATCATAATCGTAAACTGTTTGCACATCACCACTAATTTCTGAAATCATACTTATTGGGACTGCAATAGCTTCAAAATCCCCTAAACTATTATGAGCGAATGATAATTGAGAATGTGTTTCTTGATTTATTACAAAATTTTGACCAGCTTTTTGTGTATTAGATTCAGGTGTTTTAGTCCTTTGTAATTTACTCAATATCAATATCTCCCTACCATCTAAAGCAACTGTCTCAGTTTCTAAAGGTTCAATAGCATCACCATCCATTGTATCTAATCGGCCTAATTCAATCTTTTCACTTTGTCTGGCTTTTATCTTTTCATATAATCCACTTTCATTAAATCTAATTTTAGCTTTATTGTTTAATTTTGAGTATGTTGAAAAATCTAAATGACCTCTATAACTTTCTACCCATTCATTATTAACTTGCTCTTGTTTAATTAAAATTACATTCGCATTAATTCCTTCTGCTTCATAAGATGCAACTAAATAATCGTAACCACCATTATTCTTTTCATCTCCTTTGTAAAATTCTAAATTATTCGATAAGTTTATAAAAACACCATGTACTTTAGGACTACGTTTAAATTCTTTTTCATCTTCTTTCCATCCAATAGGCTCACTAATCTTTTTTCGGCCTATCGTATCGCCTAAAAGAAAATATCGTACTAAATTATAATATGTTGGTGAAATACTATTCATTATAAAGTATCATTTTTGTAAAACATAAATTCTGTATCAACAGTTGTATGTGAATGTAAATTTACATTTTTAAATCCATCACGAATACCCTTAGTTAGTTTTTTATCTAAATCTTTCATAGTTCTATCAAAAACTTTTTCCAATTTAACAGAGTCCATTCTTTTTTCATTAGCTAATGTTGTTAAAATAGTTGCTTTGTAAATATCATCATTCGTTAATCCTTTAGCAGAAATTAAACTATCTAAATCTTTATGGATTTTTTCTCCACCACCTAAATTAACTAATGTATCTGTTTTTGGAGTTTGTAAAATATTACCCATTCTATCTTCAATATATTCGTGTTTTCCTCCATCACCAACTACTGCTAAACCTACAGGAGCATTTTCGATACCATCTTTAAATCTAGGAAGAGGTGCAGCAATTACAGCAGCAGCTTGAGCAGCACCTAAAGCGATAAGAACTGGAGTTGTTAATAAGAATCCTGTACCTACTTGAGCTGCAGCTTTAGTTATTGCTTCGGCAGTATTTACAGCTATATTCGCTATTGATAAACCTTTATTAAAGATAGCTTGTTTTATTGCCTCTTTTCTTTGTTTCTCTCGTAATTCTTTATCTTTAATATCTCTTTCAGCTTGTAATTTATCTTGCTCTTCTTCATTACCTCTTGCTAAACCAATTAGATTATCGAAATATTCAGCATTAGCATCTCTATCTTGTTGTAAACGTTCAATTCTATTATCAAAAAACATATTTGATATATCGTTCATTTGGTCAATTTGAGTTCCATACATATCTGCAAATTCAACAATTTCTTCTGCTAATGTTGGTATTGGTGTATCTGGAGCAATAATTGTTGGTCCACCAGGTAAAATATCAGCACTATCATCTGCTAATGTTCCTCTTAGTAAATCTTTAGGATCTATAAATTTTCTTGCTTTTGCTAATAAATCTAATTGTTTTTGAAGTAATACATTTTCTTCTCTTAATTTTGTTCTTGTTGTATTATCAGTAGCTTGTTTAATTAATAAATCATTCTCTTTAATCATTTTCTGTAACCAACCAATCGAACCATCTAAAAATACAAGTTCTTGTTTTCTTCCCTTAAGTGTAATTCCTAATAACCTATTTAATTCTTTTTGTAATTTATTTATATTTTCCTGAATAGGAATTATATTCTCTCTCTCAGATTCTAATTCAATTAATGCTTTTTGTGCTTTAATTTCTGTTCTATACCATTCAACTGTTTTTATTATTCCTAAAATCTGTTTAGAACTTAAATTTTCAGCAATTTCTAATTCTTCTTTTTTTGCTTCAATAGCCTTTCCTATAACTATTAATTGTTGTTTATATAAAGCAATCATATCTTCTGATAAAGAATTATTAAATCCAATATCATCATTAAGATTTCTGTAAATTAATTCTAAAATATTTAAACTGTTTAAATCTAATGTTTTATTTTGTTTATCGAAATTAATTTGTTTTTCCAATAATTCATCATAAGAAGTTTTAAATAAATCTAAAAGAGGTAATTGTTGCACTATCCAACTTTCACCTTGTCTACCAGTTGCTTTTTGCACATTTTCTTGTGCTGTACTAACTTTTGTTAATTGATTAAGCATAATTGTGGTTCCAACAATCCAAGTGTCAAAGAAGTTTGAAATAGCACCAGTACCATTATCAATACTAAATACAAGTTTTTCCCAAGCAGAATTTAATAAATCTGTTTTTGCACTTATACTTTCTAATTGTATATCAGTTAATTCTTTTAATGTTCCATTCGCTCTTTCAAATTCATCTGTTAATTCAGCCATTCTATCTCTATTACTTGATAAAATGATTCCGACTGCAGCAGAGTTAACACCAAATAGTTTTGTTGCTAATGCCAATAACTCAGTTTCATCTGCACCTCTTTCTTGTGCTTTATTAACTTTATCCATTGCATCTTCTAATGTTAATCCATCTTTAGATAATCTTAAGAATGATGCAGCAGTTAATCTACCAGCTTTTGATGCTTTTATACCATTATCAACTAATATAGCTAACATTGAAGCTGTTTCTTCAAAAGATTTTCCGGCAACTTTCGCAACTGGTGCAAGGAAAGCTAATGCGTCTTTTATTCTTTGGAAATCAAGTGCTGATGATGTTCTCATTTTAGCAATAATATCTGCATATTCTTGAGCAGCATCACTACTTTCACCAAAAGCATTTAGAGTCATTATTAATAATTCACCAGCTTCTTGAGATGTAGCCTCTAATCCAATTGATAAATCATTAACTGGTTTTAATAATTTTATAACCTCAGCTTCTGTTTTACCTAATACAACTAATGTTTCTGCTAATTTAGCAACTTCTGTTGATGTTTTAATACTAGCACCGGCAACTTGTATTATTTGTCTTTCTAATGCTTTTAAATCCTTTCTGTTTACATTTAATATTGCAGACAAATTAGTCATTACTTTATCAAATTCAACAACTCTTTTTGTTGTATTTTTTATAGCTGCAAATAATCCAAATAATGCAGTTGATATAACTGTAAATCCAATAAATCTTGAAAATGCTTGTCTTATAGATTTCCCTAATGTAATAAAGCTAGTTGTAGCAGCTCTGTTTGAAGCAATTACTTTTTTAGTAGCAGTTGCTTGTGTTGTTGTAGCAGCAGCTTGTTGTTTTTGAGTTGCAATAGCTTTTTTATTTATCCCTATTGCCTTGGTAGTTTCTGCATTTGCTTTTTTCTGAGCCTTTTCCATAGCGTTAATACGCTTTGTTAATTTAGAAATAGAATCTAAGTTCGATAACGATTGATTCATCTTTAAAGCATCGGCTGATATCTTAGAAATCCTAGTTTCAACTTTTCCTAAAGCAATTGATAAGGCATTAAGTTGTTCTACGGCATTTTTACTGTCTAATATTTTAATTGTTTGTGCCATTTTTTCTCTTCTTAATTATTGATTCAGCTTGTTTGGTATATGAAACCCATCTTGAAATTGTTGTTTCTTTAAGATCAATAGGAAATTTTAAATCTAAAACTTTTGCAACATTCACAACTTGGTCATCAATACTGTTCTTTTCTTGTTTAGATGCCTTTTCTAAGCGTTTCTCATACTTTGAAACTTCTATATTGATTCTTGTCTTTAACGACTTTAAACTCCTTATAATTCGCTCAACTTCTTTATTTATATCCTTGGTTGAATCAATTTTAAAACCCCAATCTCCTAATCCTTTTGCATTTTCTTTTGTTTGGTTGTTTATAAATAATCTTAACCAAGTTCCTCCCCAAAATAATTTGTTTCTTAATTCAGCAATCTTCATTCTTTTTCGAAGATTATTTATTACTGATTGATCGTTTTTTAATTGTAAATATTCATCAAATAATACTTTCCATTCCTCTTTTAACTGTTCTCTTTTCCTAGTATTAATTGAAACATCGTTGTCGTAGTCATATCCTATAACAAGCCATTTAACATTGTTAGACTCCATCATTTCATAGAAACTTTCCATTGGAATTGTTTTACATGAACTATAGGATTTTGTTTTTCTTAATAAAGAAATCATTTGAATATTGTTTTAAAGTACTTGAGTAAATTTGGCCTAATGATTGTTTCAGATAACACTTTTTCGTTTTCTGTTGTAAGTAGGAAGATATTATCTCCATACACTTCTGTAATTTTTGGAGTTTTCTCGTTTGTAGCAAATATTTCGAGTTCAAAACTTCCATAATCAGTCTGAAAAGATTTGTAGAATTTACCAGTATCTCTTAATGTTACGTGGTCGAATCTTTGACTGTTTCTGACCTTGTGGTCAATTGTAATTGCAGCATATAATGGTTTTAATGGACTGTTTTTCCCATCAACACCTGAATCATGTAATTGTCGTTCTCTAACTAAATCTAAAATTTGTTGTTCGAACTGTAATATTATACGAGCAGTTTCTTGCTCGGTTGTATCTCGTGCAAGTAAAACTTTTTTTTTAATTCTGAGATTGTAATTGCCATAACTTTTTTTTAAAAGGGTAGCGTTAACCACCCTTTTAATTAATATCTATTAAACTACTGTTGCAGCTAATACATTACTTCTGTAAGTCACTCCGCTATCGCTAATTACAACATTTTTATTTGCTGAACTATCATAGTTTTGAATAGTTAATTCCTCGACTGCTACTAATGCAGTAACAGTAAAAGTGTAAACACCTTCTGGAGATTCTACAACACCACTTGGAACTTCTGTTGAACCAGCTGCTGTATATAAGAAATCATCAACATCTAATCCTTCAACTGGAGTTACCATATCAGAAGAAATTACAGCTTTCACTACTATTTCTACTGCAGCATCGGCTGGTACAACATCAAAAGTTAAATCAACACCATTCACACCTTGGAAATCTTCCGGATCATTATCTAAATTCTCTCTCAAGAAAATAACATAATTAATATCCCATTCTCTACGGTTAGTGAATTGAACTTGAAGAGATTTACTTTCAGGGTCCCCACCTTGAATTCTATCTTGGGTAATTTCTGGTAATACCATACCAGCAGTAAATCCTTTCCAATCACCACTAGATGTCACTACCATTTTCCAGTTTCCTTTATTGTCGCCAATAATGAAATCAAGATTTTTAAACCCTTCTAGTTTCGCCATTTCTCTATAGAATTGGTGATCTTCACGGTACGTTAATTTATATTTTGGTAGACCTTCTAAATTTTTAACTTCAATCCCTGATGCGTATGTAAACATACTATCCTCAGAAGATAAAGGCTCGAAGTTGTCAGCACCTACTAATGGTACTGCTATCCCTAGTTGAACCAAACTGTTAATATACGCTTGGTTGAAATCTGTTCCTAATGGAATTATAGTCCCTCTTTTTAAACCGATTAAGTGCAATGGAGTAAAAAACTCAACATTACAACCTACTTTACCAGTTAAAATTTGGTCACCCGAACAGCTATTTACTTTGTTCCCTATGTTATCTAAAACTGCCATATTACTTGATTTTATTAATTGCTTTTAAATTATCTATTCTTGTCTTTTTTGTGGAGGTGTAAACAGAACCTTTTTTATATTTAATAATAGCACCGTTTTCGTGTATCTTGAAATCTACTGCTACTATAGCTTTATATTTTCTCTTTCTTCCCATTATATGTTACATTTAGTTGTTTCTAAATTATATTTCACCGAACAAGCCATTTTAAAAATATGATATGGTTGGAAATCAGCTAACTTAAAATTATCCATATCTTCAATGCTAAAATCGCTTATAAAATTATCAATGCCTATTTCTATACTATTAACATCAAAAGATGTTTGAGATAGAATGTAATCAACATTTTGATGTACTTCTTCATCGGCTCTATGAGTTATAGTACTCTTTACTTTCGATAAATCAATAATGAAATAAATATCAACATCTGTTTCGTAAACTTTAAAATCTAATTTCTCAGAAGTTGGGGATTGCACGAAAAAGAATCTACTATCATCTAATCCCAATATATCTTTATAATCATTATCACTAACAAATACTTCTGGAACAGTATTACCATCTTTCCTTTTTAAAATGTATGCTCTTCCATAGCCACTCAAATTAATACTCCATAAAGTATTTAATCTATCGTGCAACATTTTCTGAGCCTCTTGAATTGGCTTATCAATACCAGTTGGATTTGTTTTTGTATATAACATTATGTTAACGTAATCATTGTTAATCCTTCGGCAAAATATCCTTTCTTTATCTTCTGAATTTCTTTAACAATACTTGCTAATTCAGTTGACAATAAAGGTCTTAATCCTGTAACAGATAATATTCCATCTCCACTTTGACCTTCAATTTCAGTCAAAATTCTTACTATTTGTTGTTCGGCCCTACGCTCATTAGCATTACTTCTAAGTGAGTTTAATTGACCTCTTAATACTCCAATAGTCATTTCTAATTGAATTGCTCTTGCGAACAACATCTCATTTTGAATGATTAAATCTGTATAATCTTCGTAAACAGTAATATCAGGATTTATTCCAAAATTTTCACTTAAACCCTCTTCTAAAGTTAAATCAAATAATGTTTCAGTTGAATGGTCCTTCACTTGTACTTTTTGAATATTCAAATGAGAAATGCTATTCATATAATCAGCATTTTCATAATCCCTTGCATAAGGTACAGGTGTTATAGCAGATTTGATATAACCCAGGTAATAATCACCTTTATAGGTTATATCAGAATTATCTACTCTCCAATCTAAAACTACTTCTTGATTTCGGCTATTAATAGTTATATCTTCTTTAAATATAGGTTCGCTCTTTGATGTATTGAATAACATCAACTTAAAATCGCCATCCGTTGCAAAGTCTAATAATACTCTCTTAATTAAAAAAGCAATATCATTTTCTTTTGATACTTGAATTCTATAACCAACAAAACCATCAATAAGAGTTTCTTGATTAACTTTATTTTGGGCATTTGTGTAAAGTAGATTTCTATCTAAATAATCAAATCTGCTAAAAACACTATGACAAATATTTAATACACTTGATAATTGTAATCTTTTAAGGAATAAATTAAACTCATCATCATCAGCATCTTTATAATCCTGAGTATCTTTTAAATTTTCAATTTTAACAAATGAATTATCAGTTACATAATATCCAGATCTACTGATTTGATTATCTACATCTAATACAGCGTAGTCAGGGTTAAAAGGTTGTCTTAACCCCACTAGGCCATAAAGTTTGGTCGATATTTTATCTACTTGAAACATCTACTATTTTTTAGGTGCTTTCGCCTCTTCAAATTTAGCAGTTGCTTTACTATCTAATTCAACATAGACACCGCTATTTTTATAACCTTGGTTAAATGCTTTTGCATATTCCTTAGTCATTGTCATTTTACTTCTAAGTACTTTAGAGGTTTTCTTGTCAAATTTACCATTTACAAGACCCGCTTGTTTCTTTACATATATCTGTAGTTTCATCTTTTAGATTTTCAATTATACTAAAGCAAATGCTTGGAAAATTGTTTCGTCAGCAGTTGTTAAAGGTGCTTTTTCTAAAGCGATATCAATAGATACTTCGTACTGAGTAACAACATCTTGAGCAGATCCATTATTACCTGAATCATCAGCTCTAGTTTCGTAATGTTGAATAGCATATTGGTCCCCATCAACAGGATTTAACATAGCAGTCCAAGTGTTAACTTTTGTACTCAATCCCATTTTATTTTGCTTAGGAATCCAAGGTAAACTACCAAAAGAACCCATCTCTGCAGCTATCCAGAAACCATCTGTATAAGTACCAACTAATGCAGCTCCTAACGCTCCTAATTCAACTGAATGTACATAAGTAACATTTCCTGATTGAAAAGATAGGTTTGTTGAGTTTGCAGTACCTTGATTTAAGTCAAATTCAAATTTGTTAAATGCTATCGTATCACAGAAGAATACATATCTTCCATTATACTTATTCGCATCCATTACAGATTTTGAAATTTGTATTGCACGAGTTCCGTGACTTGAATCAGTAATTTTAAATACATCATCAGTCGCATCAAATGTTCCTTCTGCAGTTGCAATATTTACTCCTGATCTTTCTGCAAAGATATAAGCAGTTGCAATTGTTTCTAATCCCTCTGCAAAGTTAGCAATTGTATTTTCCATTTCGGATGCTAATTGCTGGTCTAAATTATACAAACTATTATCAGCTTGTTTTGCAGAAAGGTTGAAAGTATCATCATAAGTAGTCCAGGAAGGAGTAAGCAATGCTGTATCACCTTTAGATCCTGTATGGTTATGAATTCTACCACCTGTACCTAATGAGCGAGAACTTCTTGCTCTATAGTTCGTTTCTACTGTTCTATCCTCACGCTTTCTAAGTTCTGTATAGTTAGGGAACATAATTGCTCCACTCAACATAAACATTAGATAAGTCGCTGGATGTCTAAATCGTAATTCTTGTTTTTGAAATGATCCAAGCAATATTGCTTGAGCTTTCACAAAATTGGCAGTTGTTCTATTAGCCATCTCTCTTAAATTTAAAAATTAATAATTGATTTAATAAGTTGGCTACTGCCTTCGACACCCCCCAAAAGTCCCTCGGAGAAAAGTTTGTCTACTCTATTTTCTGATTAACAAACTTACTTATTATTATTAAGATAATCAAGTATTTAATATAAAAAGTTTATTTCATAAAAAAAACACACCAATTACGATGTGTTTTTTAAGTTATTTTAAATGATTTTACATTTTTAAGGTACCATCCTTAATTCTTTTTTTAAGTTCCTCATTTAATTCATAAGGAGTTACACCTTTTTCTTCCATTTCTTTTTCAAAAGCCTCAAATGAACCTGGTTTAGTTTTACCATCACCTCCATCACCTCCAGCACCTCCTTCCGGTTCTTTAAGGTATGGTTTTATAAATTCCTTCATAAATTCTTCGGCAGTTGTTGGGTTCATATTCGCATCATTTTTCAAGACTTTCCCATCTTTACCAATAATTTCAAACCCATCTTCTCCAATATTAAATTGATTACGAGAATTTACAATAGCAAGGATATCATCTTTTGGAATTGAAACATTATCAGGAATTTCCTTCAATAATGTATTACTGATAATTCTCTCATTACTTTTACGAGTCATATCGGATTGTAATCCAGTATATTTATCTTGCCATTCAGTAATTTTAATTCCTCTAGCATCAAAATCTGTTTTAAGAGTATCATACTTTTGATTAGGTTCTATTTTAGCATCTGCTACAACTTTAGTTTCAAAAGAATTTAATAAATTTTCCATTGTTTTACCTTGGAATTCTAAACCTTTTTCTTCTCTAGCAGTTTTAATAGCTATTTCTAATGCAGCAGTACCACTATCCTTTTTGATATTTGATATCAAAGAATCGTGATCTGATCTAGTTTTGATAACAAAACCACTTAAATCAACCGTATGCTTTTCTTCACTAGTTATCATTTCAGATAACTTCCCATCTTCAATCCCTAAAGATTTTTCGATTTCGCCTATGTTTTCTAACATAATTATTTAGATTTAAGTTCATTAATTTTCACCAAAAACTTATCCTTACTATTTGAAGTAATAGCTGGATATCTCAATCTAAGTTCTGCTAAACTACAGTTTTTATCCTCTTTCGGAGTGTCATCTGTAGTTGCTTTACTTGCACCTTCCTCAATTACATTGGTTAAAATTTCAGCTAACTTTCCTTTAGTTTCTTTAGCTTTTCTTTTTAATTCTTGTCTTTTAAGACCTTCTTCATAATACTCTTTAGTGGCCTCTTCATTAATTTCGTGCCATCTACCATTTTGTTTCCATTTGGCATTTTTATCTTCCGCATACCATCTTGGAATTACACATCTGTTTCTGATAACTTTTTTACTTTCCTTGGTGAAGTTTTCACCATCTTTGAAGAGTTTGTAAACCTTACAAACTACCATTACTGATTCCATATATTACTGATTTTAAGTTACTATTTTAATAAATTAACACCCACGCTATAAGTTATAGATGAATCATTAGTATTAACTGCAATTACTCTAAAATCTTGAGGTAGACAATCTTTTGCAATTGTATTCGCTGATGCAGTAAAGTTAGGGTAAACTTTTAAGATTGTTGTTGCTGCCGTTGTAAGTACTGCACTTTCTAATATTGTATAATATTTTCCACTAGCAATATCTTTTCCTTGCAAAGTAAAAGCAACTGTATTACTCTCCATATCAACATCTGTTTTAGTTATAACTGCAGCAGTTGAAACTACTACAAATGTATCACCACCAGATTCAGATTCTATTTTCACATTATCACCTACTGCAACTGCATTGTAGTTTGGTACAGAAGTATGTGCTGTAATATTAGCAGCAACATTAATTGCAGTTGTAGCTAAATCAGTATCAAATATTTCTGTTCCTGACATTAATTCTATACTATCACAAGTAATTGAACTTATCAAAGCATTATCATCCCCACCAGTAAGCGTAGCTGCACTTACAGCAAGTGTAACTCCATCGCTTGATGCTAAAGTTATTGTATTTCCTATAGTACCTCCATAGGCAGCTACAATAGTAACTGTACCTGTTGTTGCTGTTGCTACTACATCTGCAACTGTTCCAACTCTAACATCATCATCAATTGAATCTGCAAGGTCGGTTGCTGTTTCATTATTTCCTGTATCAACACTAAATTCAGTATCATCTGCTTTGGCTCCGGCTACTGCTGTATACAATAATCCATTAACAGTAACAGTATCTCCAGCTAATACAGTAGCACAAATTACTGTTCCATCTGCTTTATCAGATTCTCCAGAATTTAAACTCACTGATCCTTTTGATGTTACATTCGTTATATCAATAATTATATGGCATCCTTTATACCCTATATTTACTTTATCTTCACTATTCTCAGATAACTTTCTAACTGCTGAATGAAACGCTCTAATATCTCCAAATTTGCTCATTTTATTATTGTTTTAAATTATTATTTATTTTCTACCTTTTTAGGCTCTTCTATTTTAATCACAATTTTATTACTCTCGAACCAAGTTTTGTATTCTTTTATAAGAACTTCTACTGTTTTATCTAAATCTTTTGTAGTTAATGAATCCCACCATCTTGAGAATAATACTTTTCTTTGGGCCTCTTGTGTCCCAAACACATCTCTTACTTCTGTTAATGTGTAATGTAAATAAGGTTCAACCTCACTTTTAATTAAATTAACTCGAAGTTCTATTGGATTTGTTCTGTATGTAGCCTGGAGATATTGCTTAAATAATTCATCTAAAATAACATCATTTCCTCCGGCAGTTTTACTTTCTTCATATCTTTTTAAAATAGTATCACTAGGTTCAATTACATAATTTCTACCGTAACTAATAGTTATATCGTTTTTTTCTCTTGCTTTGGCTTTATCAAAGAAATTTAATACCCAAGCACTTATTTTCCATTCAACAAACTCTCCCCAATCTGCATATTTATTCAGTCTATTTTCAATCGGTTGTTTATTGAAAATTACTTCTGTAGTTGTTTTTCTTCCACCAAATGTTTCTTCGGTTCCTAAAAGAGTACCCCAAAACGTTCTAAATGCAGCTTTTTCTTCTGCATCTAATTCAGTTGTATATTGGGTCCAAGTTTCATTATCAGGCTTAATATGACCAGCTATATTAGGTGCAATAACCGGAGAATCTTGTGTTGGTACTGGAAGAACTACTAAATCTGTAACATCTCCATTTGTCATATAGCCTTTTCCATCACAACTACCACAATTAGTACCATCATCATTTTTCTTTCTTCCGTGACAAGCCTCACAAGTAACAACATATCTCCAATGAATAGGGAAACCTTGCGTAAATTTATACAAAGTTTTTATTGATAAATCACGAGCATATTCTTTTGATAATCCTAAAATAGTGTTTACTGGAGAAAGTCTGATTTTTTCATCATCTACTTTTACAATATTCGAATTAATAATTGCTGGTACCTCACCAAATGGATGAGGAAATGATTTTGATGGAACTTTAATAATTGTTTCGTCATTCAATTTTAAAAATGTTCTATCTTGTTTATCATCTACAATTCTCCAATACTCGCCTCTATCTTTTCCTTCACCAGTAAGTTTATAAGGTTCAAATAAAAGCCATTCTAATAATTGACCGTTTTCACGATAAGAACGAATATCTTTTATGTTTTTGTAAGTTGGGAAAATATCTTTTTTTGGAGTAGTTGTATATTCGATAAATATTAAACCATTTGGGTCTACGTGACTTAGTTTTATTGCAGTATTTTGAATCCAATTTGCTAAAGTATTACTATTTTTAATATTTGATATTTTTTTAAGAAATTCCATTTTCACCTTATCATCTTCAATATCATAAACTTTATTACCACCTGTAGCATACCAAATATTTTCTAGTGGTTGGAATAATCTTTCAAAGAAGTCTTGAATATCTCTTGAGTACTTTTTTCTTGCTATAGATTTATCTTCGCCTTCAATAAATTCAATTTTATCAATTAATAATTCTTTAAAATTATCTCCATCTATAAGTGCATATAGTGTTTTTGAGTTTTCTCGTATCGTATTTATCTTAGGGTTTACGGCTTTATTATCATTGATAATCTGAATAGCCTCTATATCTGTTAGTACCATTTATGACGAAGTTTATCTACAAATTTATATTATTAATATCACATTACCAAATAATTGCCGGTCTTGTATCTCTTAAAAGATTTCTGTCTATCGCATAAGATGTTAAATCTATGTGTTCATCGTGCTTACCGTTTGGGAAAACACACATTTGATGCAAGTAAGAATCTACCCAAGGACCTTTGACTAAATGAACTCGGCCACCTTCCACAAATGGAGCAGATTTAGTTGCTCTTTCTATCTTACTTTCCTGGATTATTTTACCTCGTATTTCAGCAACATTATAATCTGTTTGGTTCCGTAATAACTGAGCAATACTTTTACCACTTGCCTTTGGTTCTACTAAAATCATACTAATATGTACTCCATAAAGTGCAATAAACTGAGGAATAAATTTAAGTAGTTCTGGCATTTCCAAATACTTATCTATACTTGCTAAAATAAATAAATCACCTCCTGATTTAGCGGATATTTGTAAACCTGTAGGGTCATTTTGAGTATTTTTAGTGTAGGCACCATCAATAAATAATTCCCAAGAATCTATTTTTGGTAATTCAAACTTTTCTACTTTCTTAAACCATTCTTTTCTGAAAATACCACCTTCATCTGGAGAAGGTCTTTGCATATATTGTCCTGAAAATGTGTATCTATCAGCTTGTCGCATTTGTTCCAATTCTGCAAATGTATGTTTTGCCTCGCATAAAGGTTTTAAATCTTTATCTAATGCTGGTAGGTTTAAGTGATACCATTTTTCACCTGAACCACCATCTAATAAAAAACCACTCAAATCTGTTTCGTGTAATCGTTGTTGAATTACAATAATTGGCACTTCTCGGCTATTTACCCTTGATTTAATTGTATTATTATACCTTGTGTTAACAAAGTTTCTTTTAACATCAGAAAACGCATCATCTGGTTTATTTGGATCATCAATAATAATAGCGCCACTAAACTTTTTGAAAGGGTTGTCTGCCTCAACTTCATTTCTAAGAATTGTATCTCCAGCACCAAAACCTGTAATTGCACCACCTGTTGAGGTCGCATAACAACCACCACCTCGTTTGTTAAACCAAGACTTTTTACCTTGGGCATCTGCTTTTAATTCCATTGGCCAAAGTTTCTGAAACATATCAGATTGTATGTATTCTTTTGCCATTGCCGAATTATCTAGTGCTAAATTCTCAGAATAAGAAAGGTGTATGAATTTTGAACGAGCATTTAATGCTAACCCCCAAACTATTAACATTTTAACTACTATCTCTGTTTTCCCATATCTCGGAGGAATATTAATAATTACCCTTAGTAATTTACCCATTGCAACAGCTTCAAGTACTGCTACAATTTCTTGGATATGAGCATAAGGAATGAATTTTTGACCATTATGTTCTTTGAAAAGCATCATTACAAAAAACATAAAAGATTGTTCGCTTTGGTGTTTTAAATACCTCAACTTTACTTTTTCTGTATTTGATATTTTCTTTTGTCTAACAGCCATTAGCCTTTAATTATTTCCACATCTAATATTATCACTTCTGATTTATCTACAGAAAGGGACATCGGACTCATACCTTTTCCAAATGTTACTTGCTTATACCAAATCTTTTTTGTACTTTTAAGAGTTTCAATCTCTTCATCTGATAATTCAAAACAAAGATTTATACTTGAATCGGATTGTAGATTACAAGAATGAACAGTTTGGTATTCTTCTTGGCCTTCTCCAATTGTGTTTGTTACTTCATCAAATTTTACTGATTTCATAATTTAGTATATTATTAGTATAAATTTTTTCTTATCATAGACCAAATTCTTTTTGATTTCATCTATTTCTTTTGTACTTTTACCAGTTATGTTCGTCTTTTTGTTATGCTTACCACATTTCAAATTCACTAAATATAACCATTTTTCCGTTGCCATTAGTCCGAATTCCTTAAAAACTCCATTAATATATCCAGGTCCAACGAAGAAATATTGATTTTTGACTTGTAAAATAATTCATCAACCTCAAATTTATTCCTAAGTTTGTAAATATGACAAATATCAGTTTCTCCTTTTTTATAAACAAATAAATATGCACCACAAGGACTCATATTCGTTTTATAAGTACCTATTTTTCCAAAAGTGGTGCTTTTTCTAAAATAATTCTTAATTTGTTTGATTAGTTTTTTCAATTCTCTTATCATAATGTTGGTTGAATGTATATTATTTTAACATATTAATATTAATAGTTAACCTTCCTACCTCTCCGAAGTTTTTATGGTAGGTTATAACTTTACTATCTCTATCAGAAACCCAACCACCTCTACTTGCATAAGCATCTTTAGCAGCTAATGTTCTGTGTTGTTCAATAACCATTAAATTCGTTTCTTTAACTTTTAAATTATGTAAATGACCAATGTGAGCATAAATAAAATCTGATACACCAAATTCTTTTTTAAATTTAGATACCATAACAGCATCAATATTGTTTATATTACGTTTATGGCCGTGGTGATAAAATAAACAATTTTTACCCCAGGTAATACAGTAATAAGGGTCAGGATTTGTATCAATTGTCAATCTTTTTTCTTCTTGATAAAAATCAGCTAACATTTCACGCAACCAAATAGAACTAGCTGGATCGTGATTTCCTTCTGCCATTATAACAGTAACGTTTTGATACTTCTCAAGCAACATTTTTATAACCCTTCTGATTACTCTAATTGAAACTCTCACTAACTTAGTAAACCTAGTATCAGCATCTAATACGTGTTTGTTTTGTGGAGTAACAGCATCTAAACCATCCCAATGTAGAAAATCTCCTAATTGAGCAAAAATAGCCATATTTGCATCTGGACTTTGTTTAATTGCAACTTCAAAGAATCTTACTAATTTCTCTTCTGCAATTTTTATATCCCAATTAGCACCACTTTCCTCATCCCAAGCCATCATTCCTAAATGGAAATCAGTTAAAGTGTATTGGTTACAAAGTTTATTTTCTTTAAATTGAACTGGTGCTTTTATTGCTACAGTTGGAGTAATATCGGTTTTTAAAGATTTAACAACCTCTTTTAATATTCTTAACCTATCTTCTTCCTTTACAGAAGTCTTGGTCCATTCCATTATTGTTTTACCTTCTGCATCTTTTAATGTTGATTTTCCGGTAAGTTGCAATGGAGTTAATGATTCGAATTGTTCTAAGGTAATATAATATCTAGGATTTCCGTGTCCTTTTGGTTTAGGTTTAACTGTTAAATTTAATTGTTTTGCTTGTTCTTCACTTAATCTTTTAGAGATTTTCATTTGTGAGGTGGTTTAGTTAAATTTTTTATAAAGATAGGAATTTATTTACCAATCTGTCGGAGCTATCTTCATTCAAGTCAGAATCAACACTTAACAGCCAATCATTGTATTCCTTAAGTAGTTTTTTGTCGTTATTTTTACCAATTTCAACAACATCTTGTGGTTTTTTAAATCCGAATAATCTCAGAAGCCTATTCTTACAACTATCATCTTTTCGAAGTGCTAAAAATGTTAATTTAGCGAATTCATCACCGTTTTCTAGTGCTTTTAAGCGAACTCTCGCATCTCTACTTCTTTTTGTTTTATATGCCATAATTAAGTTTATTTTTAACCATTATATTGGTTAATTTTTAATATTAATTTAATTTATAATACTTTTGTTTATTTTTAACAATTATATTGGTTATACGTTATGTAATATAATTAGCTGTATATGGCGTTTTTATACGTTGTTAAGTATAGTTTTGTAAAGTTATATCAGCCTTTTTTATTTATTTGTTAACTTTTGCGTTTACTTTGTATCAAAACTTTATAAAATTTGCGTTTACTTTATGTTTTTCGTCCCAAATTAAGGGTAAATATGGGACAACTTAATCGAATTAATGTCATCACAGTAGCAGATAATCGGGAAATATCCGTTTAATTGCTATCATAGTATCATTATCCATTTCTTATCCAATTATATCTTTTAAATCTACTTTACATTTTCCTGTTAATTCCATAATAAGTACATTGAAAAACCTAAAATACCAAATACAACAACAGCTTTTAAAACTCCGATTAACCACTCTTTTGTTGTCATTATTTTATGTCCTCCGAACCATATATCATTATAACAATCATAACACATACTATTCATTCCTTTTGGGAGTTCATATCCACAACTTTCACATTTTTTTATTAATTCCATAATCTATTTATAAATTTGTTCGTCAAGTATTGCGTTAATTAATCTAAACCTAGTTGATAATTCAACCAATTCAGACTCAGTTAATTTTGTTTCAACACTCATTTTAAATATTTCATCACAAGCTCTTATAGATGTTGTTATTTCTCCACCAAGTTTTAGAAAGTTAATAAATGAACTATAACTGCCTATTCTTAAATTAATAAGTTTTTCTTTATTTGCTTCAAAATCACTTTTATTACAATAATGCTTTACTTCTATTTGGAAGTTGTTGAAACTATCTAATTCTTTTAATGCAGCAGCTAATCCCTCTAGTGTAACATTACACCTACAAGCCAACATTAATATTGAATCTAATTCTTTATAAGGTAAATTAAACTCATTATTAAAATCTTTTATCTCATCATAAGTAAAAGGAGTTGTTTTAGAAAATTCTAATATTTTTTTATTACTAACATTATTCGTAAAATGACTCTTACATTCACTACACTCATACTCCTTCGTAGTAATCCCTTTGTATTGTAAAGTGCCAATAAGACTTGAAGTAAGTGTCTTGCAGTTAGGACATTCTTTTTTAGTCGCTTTCATAGTTATGGTTTAATAGTTTAATTGATTGTACAACAAAACTAAACTATTCTAAATTGAAATCAAAATTTTTTTGTAATTTTTTTTAAAAGAAAAAACCTCCCATCCAAGAAGATAAGAGGCCAAACTATTTATTATGAAAACATCATCCGAACCACCAGATAATTACAAATGTAATCATTTTATTTTAAATAAAAAAACGACCCACAAGAATGAATCGTTTTTTACGTTCTTTACCAAAAAGCAATCCACTACTCTCTGAAAAACAAATGTAAGTAAAAGTTTTTAAATGACAATGAACCCAAATTGTTTTGGAATCAGAAAAATGGTGGAAATATTTCGTGGGGGGAATAGCAGCCTATCAATATCTTAATGGGGGTTGGGGGTGTTGATCTATGATGTTGATCTACTCACCAAGGGGACCGGCCATCACTCCAATGTTAACATAGTATCATCTTTGGATAATATAATACCATCATTTTATTGTTATTACTTTGTGTATTGTATATAATGGTGTACATTTGTTATAACAATAAGAGATATTAACAACACTAAAAAACATATTATGGCATCTATTGAAAACATCAGCAAAATAATGAAGTTAGGCTTTAATCGTAACGACTCAGGCACATTATACAGTTATATAAATGCTACTCTTAAGTATAAGGACCTTAAATTTTTAACGCTAGGTTTACGATTATTCAAAGATAAACGCACTAATATATGGGCCGATGACTCAAAATGTCCTTTATTTAGTGAGCTTACAACCTTATTCAATTTAACTTTTTAATATACCACTATGTCAAACAAAAGAAAATTAACACTAGAAGAAAGACAACAATTAATGGACTCAGCTAATATCTGTAAATCTAACTCATATAGGACTGGTTATGTTAACGGTTTTTATCAAGATGCTTATAGCTTTGATTTCAATCAGGATACTTCTTTTAGACTTATTGATAATGGATTTACTTATTATGAAGTTGTTACAATGAATACTTTACATTCTGTACTGGTTCCTGTTAATGCTCATATATGTAATGTAATAGGAAATATGAACTATACTAATGCTTATAAAAATATAAACTCTTAACACATACAATTATGCAACTTTTAAACTCAATGAACTTCAATTTCAAGACTACAGAAAACACTATTAAGACTATTGGAACCATCGCAATTATCATCGCTGGTATTATCCTGGTTGTGAATTCTTTTATTAATCCGGTACCTTTCACATTATAAACCTATAACACTATTATTATGAATACTACACTACTACATAAACCAGTTCCTTTAATGGGTGTCGAAATAGATGACTTTTGCGAGTATGACACTGAAAGTATCATCTTAAATTTTTGGATGCACTCAGTGACTCACAGAATGAATGAGTTTAAATTCTTAGCAGCTTTTGCAGCCCTGAAAGAACCTATTGAACAAAAGCTAAATGAGCACGGTTTAATTGATTATGAAGGCTTTAAGGATAATGAGGATGGAATATATGACTATTCTGTATTAGATCAGTTTGCAACGTCTACAAATTATTTACACATAGATGTTGAAGATATTAAAGAGGCTGTTTTAAAATGTAGATATGATAAAATGGTTGAAGCTTTTGAAGGAATGGGAGCTTTTGAAACATTACAGGAATTATTAGATAAAATTGAGAATGTACACGGTGCTACTCTTCAATACAAAATAGAGTTATTTGATGAGATTATACACGCTGAACACGAAACCGGTGATATTTTTGATGATGTAGATATAGACACCTTAAGAGAACAGGCCGAAGAAGAAATAAAAGAAGTATTAAATTTATAGCCTTATGAAAAAAACAGACAACCCGGAACCATCACTCCAATATATTTGTATCGTGGTTCTTATTATAGCATCAATAGCAATTATTTTAAACGACTTAAATTTTTAGTATTATGAAACACAAAATACACTATATCGGTAACAATCAAAATTCAAGTTTTATAATTGCTGAAACTTTATGCGGTAGGCATTGGGGAGATGTTGAAGAATTTACTTCAATACCTAAGGAGGTGACATGTAAGAGTTGTTTAAACGTTAAATAATTATAATTACACCTCATCACCTCCTAATTAGTTTTAGGAGGTTTTTTTGTATTCCATATCGCAATATCGAATAAAGGTAATTTAGTACTACTTTAGGGTAGAATAATACTATAATAAACTTATTAACAATTTCTTAAATGATTGTTCATAACTGTATAATTGTAAAAAACTATATGTAAAAATGATTAAAATCAACGAAATGTACATGGAGGTGTGTCGGTTGGTGTGTCGGCAAAACGCTGTAGCCCTTTCATATCAAGACTTGAGGTGTGTCGGTAGGTGTGTCGAATGTTGCATCCATGTACATTTTTTATTCTGTAATTTCTTCAAAGTCAATGTCTATTATTTTCTGCTGAGGTACTTGGCCATAATCCGTATTAAAGACTTCTTTGAGCTGCTTAACTTCCTGAGTGCTCAATTGCTTCAATTGGTTGCTATAAGCGATCTCTTGCGTGTCTTTTATCCCCAGGTCCCTAATTATAATGTTTTCTTTGAAGAATCCACCAGAGGCACCCTCAAATTTTTGATTGTATATTGTTTGTCGTATACGTGTAGCGAATGGTACATAGTCTTTCCTTTGCTCGTAGTTTTGAAAAGTACTCACACATATATCGAGGTAGTTACAAAGGCCACTTATTGTATAAACCCTTAGCTTTGAGACGTTTACACGTTCGTATGTTTCTTTAAACTTTACAATTGTTTCTTCCTGTAGCGGATTATCTATACACCATTGAAAATAATTATTTGCACCTTCCTTTAGTTCTAGTGGTGTTAGCTTTGCACATTTACCATCAATGGTTCTTATTTTATAGTATTCATTTCCTTTAGGAGCTGCCATAATTAAAAGTTCTTTTACGCTTTTTAGAGATTAAAAATATTAAAAAGTTATGATTTATTGTAAATGTACGAAATTATTTATGGGTGAAGTATTTTATGATTTACGAAAGTAAAAAGCATAGTACTATCGTATTGCGTGCTTATCTTTGCGTAAATAATCTTTAATTTTCAGAAAAAGAAAATTCGCTACATCCATTTTAATGCTAAAGCGAATAAGAAAAAGAGTAATTACGGATAATTTATGTAAAGTTAGGGTAAATATTTTTAACAATCAATTTAATTATGTATTTAAACAAAGTGTTATTTAAACTATAAATATGTTATATAATTAACAAAGTGTTAAATATGTGTATTTATGAGGTGATTAGGCCTAATATTCGGCTCAATATGTATGGTAAATGATTCAAAGAGTCTTATTTTGATTGTTTATGTATTAGATATCATTCATAAAAAAACCACCGGATTAGCGATGGTTTTAGTCTAAAGTAAAAATGTTATTTTCTATTTATTTAATTAAGTATTCAACTACTTCTTTTAATTCTGAAATACCTATTTCGTATTGGTCTGATGGTCCGGCTCCAAAAATAGTAAATGATTTTATTCCTAATTTTACTGCAGAATCGTAAAATCTTCTTACATCTCCGGTATCAAAAATTTCACAACCAAATTTAACATATTTAATTCCATCCATCTCTTTTTCTTCCATCTCATACCCACAAATCTTAGGTTTTTGATCTTCAATGATTGTGGCCCATTTGCCTTTGTAAAATATAACAACATATCCACCACTTAGTTCCCATCTTCTCAATTCACCATCTTTAAACTGAAATTCAGAAGCCTTAGATAATTCCATAGTTTTACCTTCGAATGTAATAGATTTAATATTTTTAGCTTCTTCAAACCCTCGTTTTTTAGCTTCCTTAATCAAAGCTGCTTCAACTTCTTGGTCGGTGGATGGAGTTGGATTAGATTCCCAACCACCATCGTCTGAATTATCTATTTCAAACCATTTGCCACTCATACTAAACCCATAACCACAAGGGTCGTTCTCTTTATCTATATTTCCGTTATAATTAAATAAGCAACCGTGGTTTGTTTTATACCACTTCCCTACTTCAAGTTTAGTTTCTTTTGGTTCCTTATTGTCTAATCCAGGGCAATAGAAAGGGTGTGTTTCAATTTTCTTAGAATTTTCAATAAGTTGATTAATTCTTTGTGTGATTTTTTTTGTTTCTTCCTGTAATTCCAATAATTCTCGATGTGCCATAATAGTATATAAATATTAAATTAAATTGATTAATAATAGTGTAATAAATAGAATTGCGTCTGCAATAAGGTATTTCTGTAGGTTGGTCATAATGGTATAATAGTTTAAATTCTTTGCTAAGATAGTGTTTATAATGATACACAAGCTATTTATTTCAATTTATTTTCATTTTCTTCTGTAGGGTGTATAAACAAAGGGATTTACAAAATACTTTGAATTATTATGTATATAAATTTGCACAATCAATTATTTATGATTAATATTGTACAAGATTATTAATTAAACCATTAAAACAATATTATGAAACTTGAATTAAAACACTTAGCACCTTATTTGCCTTACACTTTGAAGGTATGGGATTCATATAGTGATGAACCGAAAGAGTTGTATGGATTATGTAATGATGGAGCAGATGAAGTTGCAGTACAAACGAAACCATCCTATCCAGTATCAGGACGTCAGATATTTGAAATCAAACCAATACTAAGACCATTATCAGATTTAGTAAAAGAATGCGAGTTGGAATATAATCCAGAAGAAAACGGAACATCTTGGGTTGAACAATTATTAGGTAAAAATTTAAGGTACTTCAATTACTTAACATACAAGCCTATGTTTAATAATTATTGGGAATTTGAGAGGTTGGTTAAAAACCACTTCGATGTATTCGGACTTATTGAAAAAGGTTTAGCAATCAATATCAATACTATTTAATTATGGAATTAAAATACATAACCGATAAAAAACGCCATTTAATATGTGTTCCTTATTCTATTGAGAATTTACATTTAATGGCTGAACAACTCGATATTAAGAGGTGCTGGTTCCATAAAAATCACTATGACATACCAAAACAAAGGATTAATGAAATAGAAAAGAAATGTCAAATTATCTCACAAAAAGAAATAGTTGAAATTATTAAAAGTCCTGAGTATGCAGAAATAATAATAAGTGAGAGTGTTTCTGTTTTTGGGGCAAGTCCAAAAGATTATTTTTGGCAAACACAAATTAAATATAACGGAAACAACTAATATTATGGAAATAAACTTCACACCATCCGAGGCCCATACATTTAAGAAATGTTATAATAAGGCCAAGTCAAAAAAAAGATCATCATTCAATTTTAAGGGTGAAACATTTTTCACTAGATATGCTAAATATGTAGTTGAATATTTGGAACCATTAATGGAAACTTTAAACTAGAAATGAATAAATACTATTATAGACTACCTGGGAGTAGTTACGATACAGTTGTTGAAGCTGAGAACCAAAATAAAGCAGATGAAGTATTTGAAAATAATTTCAATGATCTTATCGGTAAAAAAAATAATTCTAAAAAATCCTAATTTATGTTAATAGAAATTAAAAACCGGAAACAAATTGCGAATTCCATATCTAAAAAAATATTGAAGGAAAAAATAAGTAAAGTGGAGCTCTCTAAAAAAACTGAATTAAGCCGAGGATCTATTTATAAGATACTCCAGGTAGGTGGTGAATTAAAGGTCCAAGGATATTCAATAGATATTTTATTGGCTATTTGTAAGAAATTAGGTGTAAAAATTTATTTAGAGTATTAGTTTTTGGAGTAGGAGCAACATATTGCTTTTAATAGTAAAATACTCATATAATTAGCAACTTATTGCTATTTAGTGAACGTAATAACCAAAAGTTATGACCATTGATGAATTAAAGCTAACAAAACTCAATACCAACTAACAGTATAACCGATGCAATAAAAAAAGAGCGAAGGTGATTAATTTGAAAAATTAAAATGACATCACAAATTGTGATACCAAGATATTAAGCGGAAGCCGAAAAGCTAATAGAGTAGGCAAATATATAAATATATACACATTATGAATTTTATTTTAAGAAGATTTAACAAAGAAGGGAACCCAATGAACACAATTTTGGGAAGAGATTATCAGCTTATTAAAAGGAACGATCAAACACATGATCAATGGAAAAAAACATTACAAAAATATTACCTTGATATTAGGGATGAATATGTTGATAAAGTTGTTGTTGTGATATTAACCGATGATTCAATTTTAATTGATGCACCTTGTTATATCATGACTGAAAACGGGACAACATTTGAAAAAATTTAATTAAAACTCCATCTACATTTTAACAGGTGTAGGTGGTTAAACAATGAGGGTATTACGCCAACAAAAATGACAGATTAACGACTAACACAATAACATTATATTTTTAAATATTAACAATTAAACAAAATAAAAATGATAAAAGCATTAAATTTTTTAGTAAAAATAATAGCAACTATATTAGCTGCTGCAATTGGATTAATAAGTTCTTTAATAGGTTTTTTATTATGGGATAAAAGATTTATGGATGGTGAATATTATATTGATTGGATTTGGAAAAAGCGTAAAAATTAAATTTTAACACTAAATAAATAAATTATGTTTAATAGAAAAAAAGTAGAAGAATTAGAATCTGAAATTTTAGGTTTAGAACACATTAACAACCATTATAAAGAGGAAAACTTTATATTAAAGAACCCATACATATATAGTATTGGTGAATCAATCGAACACGAGTTTAAAGTATATAAAGAAATAGATGATTTTAAAAAAGGTAGCGTAATTCATATTATAGATAAATTTGTTAAAAAAGATGAGCTTGGTAATTTAAAAAAATATTACACCGTATTCTTTAATGACGATTACAAAGAAGATATAGATGAACTTAATTTACGACTTAAATTAAAAATTAGCACTAAATAAAGAAATAACACGTGTAGATGGCTTTTTTATTGTACCGGTTATACAGAGTTAACTGAACGGTTTTGAGGGATAAACACTAATTTTAGAATTAACAATAACCTTTTAAACACGTTAAACGTTGAGGTTATTACACCAACAAAAATGACAGATTAACTTACAGTAAATAATTTGTACGAGTAAACACAAAATTAACTTATAAAATATAAAACAAATGGCAAAGCATAACGAAAACAAACTATCGCTTATATACGATAAAAGACAAAAAGACTTTGTGGTCAAATACCCAAGAAGGTGTGATGGAGCTTTGATTTTACACAACATAATTAATGAACAATTACTTTGGGATTTAGAAAAGGCTTTAAAAAGAGAGAGGTTTTGTTTTAGATCTGAAAGTTTAAAAGATGAACTTGAGCGTAGAGGTTATGACCTAACCACTTTAAAGTTTAGTATAGAATTAAAAAAATAAGTATAAAATATTTACAGAGTTAACTAACGTTTAAATATTATGAAAAAACCATTATTCAATTTAGAGCAAAGACAATTAGTAAGATTAGGAACTACCCAGGGTGCGTTTATAGAACTTAACATTGCATTAAGACACTTATTTCGAGAATTAGAAAAACCGTTTAAGAAACTTTTAAATGTTTGATTAACTTAACACCTATATGATTGGTGATTTAAGAAAGTGGTAGCAAATAATTTTGATAAAAATTAAATATTAATAATTAAATATAAAAAGATGAAAACTAAAACAGTATGCTTTTGTGGCTCAACAAGATTCGCTCAAACTTTTATGATTGAACGTTGGTTATTAGAAAAACAAGGAATTATTACACTTGGAATAAATATATTACCTAATGGTTATTTTGAAGGAGAAAATCATCACGGTGCAGAAAAGGAAGGTGTTAAAGATATACTTGACGAATTACATAAAAGGAAAATAGATATATCGGACGAAGTTGTTATTTTGAATGTAGGCGGATATATTGGTGAATCTACAAGAAGTGAATTAAATTATGCTGAATCTATTGGTAAACCAATAATATACCTTGAACCGTTGTAGATGGAGTTTTTAAATTATCAATTATATTGGGAGTTGGTAGAGGTCTTAGGTAGTCTAAAAAGGCTTACAACAAGCATTACAACAGTTGAGGTTATTGCTGATTACTTAGGACATTAAAACTAATACGCTAATATCACTACCAACTTACAAGTATAACACACGAAACGTTAAATAAACACTAAATTAAATAAATATGAAAAAAATAATAAAAATAATAGCAGGAACGATTGGATTTTGTATAGCAACTTTCATAGCACACAGATATTTAAACATTGAAGCAAACCCAGCTCATTTATTTTTTATGGTTGGAGGGCTTATAACAGGTGTATTAATAAGCGATTAGTAGTATTGTGAGTTATACAGAGTTGTTATTACGTGATTGAGGGTCTTAAAAGACTTTAATTGACATTATTATAGCTGAGGTTATCACACGTTTTTGTTGAGGTTAAAGACAACAAGCATTAATTACAACTAAACACAATAAAAGAATAACGAATTAATAATTATAAAACTTAATAAAATGTCAGAAATTTGTATGGGTGGGAGTAATGAAAAACCCACTTTAAAATTAGAAGGAAAAAAAATAACAATTGAAAATATAGGCGTATTTGATGGTGAATTAAATATGTGTTATAGAAGGGAAACAGTTTTACACTTTGATAAAGAAGATGAAGCAAAAGAGTATTATTATAAAAAACGATAGTAAGTTATACTTTTATTGAGAGTTGGTTGTGGGCTTTGGGAGATATATTACTTGATAAATAAATGAGGGTAAACTAAAGAATTAAACAACAGTTACTGTTTATATAGAAAGCCTGCCCAACTCACTACCAACTTACAGTGAATGATTGTTTTTAGAATAGATTAACAATAAATTAAATAAATTATGGACTTAAAATTAAAAAAAGAATTTAGAGGAGAAACAGGATTAGATGTATTTATTTGGTCTGAGGGTAAAGAAATAGCTTATACTGAAGATTATGTAGAATGGCTTGAAGCTAAAATCAATTATGCGCAGAGTTCTCTAAAGTTGCCGACAAAAAAAGAAATGAACTTAGAATTAGAAAGTAGAATAGAAGATATAAAACAAACTTCTAGTATTGGTTCAAGTACATATTTACTTTTAAGTTATAGATTAGGGTTCGAGGAATATCACGACTGGTTACTTAAACGGTAATTTTTTAGAACTTTATAGAGCATAAGAGGTATAAATTTTTTAAGAAAGGAAATTAAATTGAAAATTTAAAATATAAGGAAATGAATGTACTAAGTTTATTTGATGGTATGAGCTGCGGACAAATAGCACTCGACCAATTAGGAATTAAAGTAGATAACTATTTCGCAAGCGAGATTGATGAAAATGCAATGAGGGTAACAATGAAAAACTACCCAAACACAAGGCAAATAGGTGATATTACGAAAATAAAATACAGTGGTAATCACAAAATAGGATTATTGATTGGAGGTAGTAGTTGCCAAAATTTTAGTTTTGCAGGAACTATGATAGGTATGAAAAGTGAAAACGATGTTGAAATACTTACCTTAAAGCATTACCTTGACTTAAAAAATAACGGATTTGAATTTAAAGGTGAAAGTTATTTGTTTTGGGAATTTATACGAGTACTAAAAGAAACCAACCCAAAATATTTTTTATTAGAGAATGTAAAAATGAGTAAAAAGTGGCAAGAGGTTATAAGTAAAGCGATCGGCGTTGAGCCAATATTAATAAACTCTAAAGTTTTATCTGCACATAACAGACCTAGATTGTATTGGACAAATATACCTATTGATAAAATAGAGGTTGAAAATAAGCAATGTGTTTATGATATATTAGAAGAAGATGCTGAGTTTAATAAAAACTATGCTGGTTGGATGCTTAATAAATGGGGAGATAAAACAAGATTAGATGCGTTTTTTAATGCAAAAGGAAAAGCAAGTTGTTTGACTGCAAATATGGCTAAAGGACAAAAACCTACCTATTGCGTGAATGACTTAAAGGAAATACATAAATACACACCTATTGAGTGCGAGAGGTTACAAACCGTACCAGACAATTATACAAGTGGAGTAGCGAACTCTCATAGGTTTAAAATGCTTGGTAATGGTTGGACTGTTGAGGTTATTAAGCATATTTTTAAAGGGTTGCAGTGCTAAAACAAAGCGTAAAGGCTAATTTATATCACTTATACGCAGAGTTGGTTGAGGTTTTAGGTAAGTTTTCCTAGCATTTAACAAAAATTATGTAGTTGAGGTTATTAATAACTTTTTAGGACAATACGTAATATGCTAATATCACTACCAACTAGCACGAATAAAACAATTAAATATTATGAAAGAAATAAAAGAATACTTAGAGCAAAGACTTAAAACACTTGATTATGAATTAGGATATTTTGAAGATGATGATGATGGTAATAATTTATCGAGTGCAAAACGAGTGAAGGAAGAAATAACTGAAGTTAAAAATTTATTGGTTTTATTCCAGAGTTCTCTACTGTTAAACAATAGTTTTAAAAAATACGATAAAGTTATTTTTGATAGTATAAAATGCAGAATACTTCTCATAGATTATGAAAAAAAAGTTGCAAACATACAAAACAATTTCACGAAAAATGTTTACATAAGCATACCATTGAATGAATTAACAAAAATTGTTTTATAGTTTAGAACTTAACACGATAAACGATTTTAAAAAATTTGAAATGCAAATGGCTTTAGCCAAATATTAATAATTAAAATAACAATATTATGAAAAAATGTAAATGTAACAATATAATAGCAACAGATGGTGTTGCAGAACCTGTTATAAAAATAAATGATTGTTGGCGAGATTTAATTAGTCTTGATTTTGAATGTCCTATTTGTAACGGTGAAATAGAATTTTCAAATAACAATAATTACCCTGATATGTGGAAAGTATGAAAAAAGATAAATTATTAGTTTGCACATTTAGTGGAGGTCGTACATCAGCTTTTATGGGGTTGTTTTTAAAAGATTACTGTAAATATGATGAATATGATAAATTATATATATATGCAAATACAGGAAAAGAATTGCCAGAAACATTAGATTTTATTAATAAATGTGATAAAGAGTGGAATTTAAATGTAGTTTGGATTGAAGCAAAGATTAATAAAGAAAAAGGTGTTGGTACTGATTTTAAAGTTGTTGATTATGAAACTGCATCGAGAAATGGTGAACCATTTGAAGCAATGATGCAAGCATACCCAATACCAACAAGCTACGCATCTAACTGTACAAGAGAATTAAAACAAGTGCCAATAGATAAGTTTGTTAAATCGTTAGGTTATAAAGAAGTTGTTAAAGCAATGGGAATTAGATTTGATGAAAGACATAGGGAAAGTAATACATCTTTAGATCAAGGCATCATTTATCCATTAATTTACGATATACAAGTGGATAGTAGTTTTATAAGAAATTGGTGGGATAGACAAAGTTTTGATTTAGGGATAAATGATTATCAAGGTAATTGTGATTTATGTTTTAAAAAGAGTTTACGTAAACGAATGACATTAATTAAAGAAAATCCTAAAAGTGTTGAATGGTGGATCAAGATGGAAAATAAATATGGTACTGAAAAATTACCAAGATTTGATTTAAGAAACCATATAACATTTGAAGAAATAGTGGAAAAAGCAAAACTGCCATTCAGAACAGTTCAAGATAAACACGAATTAGAAAAAACACAAGGTAATTTATTTGACACGAAAATGGATTACGAAACTGATTGTTTTTGTAAGGCAAATTAAAACCTGTAGATGGATAATTTTTTAATACCGTTTATTGAGAGTTGGTTGAGGTTTTAGGTAAGTTTTCCTAGCATTTAGCAAAAATTATGTAGTTGAGGTTATTAATGACTTTTTAGGACAATACGTAATATGCTAATATCACTACCAACTACTGATAAACAAAACACTAAAACACTTAACTATCTGATAATCAATTAATACTAGTGCCAAACCAAAAATGAAAGATTACTCTTTAATTTATATTGCCAAGTGGAAAATAAAAGGTTTTGATGACTACGCTTTTACAGTAGATAAAAGACTTTTCAATTATCGCACAAATAGATTTAGTAAAAAAAGAGTTAAAAAATATTCTATTGGTTACACGTTAAATGGTAATTTTTATATTTTATCTAAAATGGAGGTATTAACATCTTTAATTAAACGTCAAAGTTTTGACTTATCAGATCAAACCTCAGTAAGAAATTTATACGAATATTTACAAAAAGCTAGTTAATACTTGTACAATAAATAAATAATACATAACTTAGCAAAAAACAAAATGATGGCAAAAACTAAAAAATTCAATGTTGTAGATTACAAGCTGAGATTGTATCAATTAAGAAGTTCTTTACAACACAAAGGGGTTAAGCAGCCAGTTATGGAAATGATTGGTAGGTATATGATTAAAAAATCTACTAAGAATTGGGATTATTTGAATGGAAGGACTATTAACTTAGATTTCCTGGAGAAACTAGAAGAATTAGATAATAGTATTTAATTAATTACAAACGAGATTTTAATAAATAAACTATAATATTATGAAAAAATTAAAACTAAAAACAATGTCATTTTACAACTTCAAAGGTCTTAGAGATTTTTCAGTTGATTTTGATGAAATTTCCACTAATATTTGTGGAGATAATGCAACTTTTAAAACCACTATATTTGATGGGTTTTTATTTTGTTTATTTGGTAAAAATTCTCTAGGGAAAACTCAATTCAATATTAAAACTTTGGATGAAAATAATGTAGCTATTCCTAAGATTGAACATTTTGTTTCTATGGGATTAGAAGTTGATGGTGTATTGACTACCCTAAAAAGAGTTTTTAAGGAAAAATGGGTTAAAAAAAGAGGATCATTAGAAACCGAATTTACAGGTCATGAAACTTTATACTATTGGAATGATGTTCCTATGAAATCTAGCGAATATACTTCTAAAGTTAATCAATGGGTTGATGAAGGTATCTTTAAACTAATTACCAACCCTTTATATTTTAATGAATTGGATTGGCAAAAAAGAAGAGGTGTTTTAATTAACATTTGTGGAGATGTTTCTGATATGGAAATTGCAGAAGGAAATGAAACATTCCTTAAATTAATAACCGGATTAGGTCAAAAAACTATTGAGGAATTCCGTAAAGAATTATCAGCTAGAAAAAAGAAGTTGAATGATGATTTAAAGGTTATTCCTACTCGTATTGATGAAGTTTCACGCAATACTACAACTGATAGGAATTTCGTTCAAATAAGATCTGATATAGCAGTTACAGAACTTGAATTGAAAGGTATTAACGATTCTATTTCTGATGAGTCAACCTTAAGAAGTAAGGCCCAACAAAATTACACTAAGGTCCAGGATGAAATTTTTGGTTACAAATCTAAATTGCAACAGATTTCATTTAATGAAAAAGAAAAACTTGCTAAAATTGATAGAGAAAAAGGTATTAAATTAACTGAGTTAAGAAGTAAAGTTACTGTAAATAATTCAGTATTCAATCAAATTAAAAGAGATTTATCATCTCAAGAAGATTTAATTAAATCTTATAATGTTGACTTATTAGATTTAAGAAAAGAATGGAATACTGAAAATGAAAAAGTTTTTGTTTTTGATGAAAGCAAAGGTGTTTGTCCTACTTGTAAAAGAGAAGTTGAAGATTTAGAATCTAAGAAACAACAATTTGAAACTAATTTCAAACTTAATAAGTCGAATGAATTAAAATCTATTAACACTAAAGGTGGATCTTTAAAAGGTAGTCTTGAAAAAGCAGAGAAACTACATGACGAATTAGGTGTGTTATTAACTAATTGTAATAAAGAAATTAACTCTTTACAAAAACAAATTGAAGCAGAAGAGGGAAAATTAAATGTACCAAAAGGATCTGTTTCTATAGAATTTATTTTATCTAAGAATTCAGAATATAATTCTTTAGAATCTAAAATTTCTGATTTAGAAAAAACTAACGATAAACCTACTTTTGAAAATTCGGATCTTCCAATGAGAAGAGATACATTATCAAATGAATTATCAAATTTAAAAGTTGAATTATCAGAAGAAACAGCTATTGGAAATGCTAAAATTAGAGTTGGCCAACTAGAAGAAGAAGAAAAGAAACTGGCTCAACAAATTTCTGAACTTGAAATGCAAGAATTTGAGGTGGAAAACTTCGAAAAAGCAAAAGTAAATGCCTTAGAAACAAAAATAAATAGTAAATTTAAGTTTGCTAAATTTAAACTGTTCGAAACTCAAATAAATGGTGGTAGAATTCCATCTTGTGAAACATTATATAAAGGTGTGCCATTCCCTGATTTAAACAATGCAGCTCGTATTAATATTGGTATTGACATCATTAATACACTTACAAATTATTATGAAGTAAATGCACCTATTTTCATTGATAACCGAGAATCTGTTAATAGATTAATACCTTGTGAAAGCCAATTGGTTAATTTAGTAGTTTCTAAGGATAAAAAATTAGTAATTAAGTAATTATGGAAAGAAACGATTTATACAACAGAATAGATGATAGTGATATGACAGATTTTGAAAAAAGAGAAACATATCTCAATGAAATAGAAGCAGAAAAAGAACGACAAGAACGAGAATCTTGGTAATCATTAAATAACTTAAAATTAAATAAAATGACAGATGTATCTAAAAAAGTAGCAGTAGTAAAAAAAGACATTACTGTTCACGTATTAGCGAAAGTTGAATCTTTCAAGAATAGTGGAGAATTAAAAATACCTAAAGATTATTCTCCAGAAAATGCACTTAAATCTGCTTACTTAATCTTAGCAGAAACTAGCAATAAACAAGGCCAAAATGCCTTAACACATTGCACTCAGGAATCTATTGCAAACGCATTATTGAAAATGGTTGTTTGGGGATTGTCTCCACTAAAAAAACAATGTGATTTGATAATGTACGGAAAAAAACTTGAATGTTCTATTGAATATACTGGTAATATTGCCTTGGCAAGAAGATATGGTGGCCTTAAAAATATTAGTGGTGTATCTGTAAGAAAAGGTGATGAATTTGAATTTGAAGTTGATACTGCAACTGGAAGAAAAAAAGTTACAAAACACAAACAAACTTTAGAAAGTTTAAGTGGTGAAGTTATTGGAGCGTATGCTGTAAAAGAATTGATGGATGGCACTTTTGATACTGAGATAATGAATATGAATCAAATCAGAAAAGCGTGGAACCAAGGAGCTATGAAAGGTAATTCTCCAGCCCATAAAAACTTTCCTGGTCAAATGAGTATTAAAACTGTTATTAATAGAGCTTGTAAATTATTGATTAGAGGTTCCGATGATAGAGTTTTAGGAATTGGTGGTGATGATAACGAAACTACTATTGATGTTGTTGCAGAAGATGTAAAAAGTGAAATTGAAGAAAATGCAAATACTACTGTAATTGAAATTGAAGCAGAAGATGTAAAAGAAATTGAAATTGAAGCAAAAAAAGTTGAGGCTCCAATAAAAAAGAAACCTACAACTACTACTCCTTTGAAAAAAGATGTTGATGCAAGTGGCCAGGTTGATATGATGCAGCAACCAGGATTTTAAGTAATGAAACTTAAAGTTATTAATAGCAACAGTAAAGGTAATTGCTACTTACTTGGAAATAACGAGGAAACTTTGATGCTCGAATGTGGTGTCAAGTTTCCTCAAATCCAAAAAGCATTAGACTTTGATTTAACTAAAGTTGTCGGTTGTATCGTAACTCACGAACATAAAGATCATTGTGTTGCAATTAATGAAGTTATGAACAAAGGAATTGATGTTTATGCCTCAAGTGGTACGCTAAGTTCAATAGGTTCAAATCATCATAGACAAAGATTTATTAAGAAACTTGAAAAACAAAAAATAGGTGGTTTTACGATACTACCATTCGATGTTAAGCACGATGCTGTAGAACCATTCGGATATTTAATTCACCACAAAGAATGTGGTAATGTTCTTTTCCTTACTGATACTTATTATTCACCTTATAAGTTTAAAAACCTCAACAATATTATAATTGAGGCAAATTATAGTGAAGAAATTATGGATAGTAAAGCCGGATATGGTAACTTAAACACGTTTGTTCGCAATAGAGTAGTGGAATCTCACTTAAGTATTGAAACTTGTAAGAAACTACTCCTGGCAAATGATCTAACTAAAGTAAATAATATTGTACTGATACATTTATCTGACGCAAATAGTGATGAGATACAATTTCAAAAAGAAATTGAGGCGATGACTTTAAAAACAGTAACAGTTGCATGTCCTAATCTCGAAATAGATTTTAACATTAATCCTTTTTAATTATGAAAACAATAAAATTTAGAGTTTATAACCACCAAACAAAAGTTATGTTTAAGCATTTTCCTGGTGCAAGAATAGATTTAGGACTTTCTTATTTTGAAAGAAATATAAAAGTATCTGAGCCTATGCAATTTACTGGCTTAAAAGATAAAAACGGAAAAGAGATTTACGAGGGTGATATTATAGACCATTTTGCGTTTTACAGTACCGTTATTTTTGAAGATGGTATGTTTACAACTAAAAATAGTGCTAATACTCAATTCTGCAACTGTAAACAACCTTTAGCTTACCACGATTGTAGTTTTATGGAAGTTGTAGGAAACATTCACGAAAATAAAGATTTATTATAATGGAATTATTATTAATACATTACATAGCAAATGCAATTTTAATAGCAATTATAGGAGGAATATTAATTCTAAACAAAATAAGCAGAAATGAAAACTTTTGAAGAAATAATTAATGATGTTGAAGATAATACGGACAACTACCATCAAATAACAATAGATATTGTAGACGATACAGAAGATTGGTTTGAAGCACTCCATCCTTTAAATGAAGATCATAAGAACGATTTAGTAAGTAGTTTATCTGCTTTAAGTTATGATATTTCTGTTTTGTTAGAAATATTTAACCCTGAATTTACAATTGAAATAGCAACTTTAACAGATCTTAAATCTCATATCGAAATTAGAAAGGCTTATGTTAACTCATTAGAATTTTAAAAACAAAAATTATGGAAAATTTCGGTAAAAAAATAAAGATAGCTTGTGTTGAAGCTGCTGAATCTGTTATTAAATTAGGTGAATCTCTCAGAAAATTACAAAGAAAAGAATACACTCATAAAAGTAAATATCATAAATAATTATGACTCGAATAAAAATTAAACCATTATCAGTAAATCAGGCTTGGAATACATATTGCACAAGATGTAAACAAGCTAAAACAGTAAAGAGAACAAAATCTGATAAGTATAAGCAATTTGAAAGAGATTTAGGTTTTCTGCTACCAAAAAAAATAGAAATACCAACAGGTAGGCTTAGAATAGATTTCATTTGGGGTTTTTCAAATAAAGGATCTGATTGGGATAACCCAATAAAACCTCTTCAAGATGTTCTTCAAACTAAATACAAGTTTAACGATAGTGTTATTTATTTTGGAGCTGTAGAAAAAAGGATTGTTAAAAAAGGAGATGAATTTTTAGATTTTAAAATAACAAGTTTAGAAAATACTTTAGAATTATGAAAACAATTAAGTCAATTACCTAATTAAACTACCTACAATGAACGGAATAGGGTGGATATCCTTACATCGAAAACTCCAAAAACATTGGCTTTGGACCGAAAGCAGAGTATATTCTAAAGCTGAGGCTTGGATTGATATTCTTCTAAGATCAAATCCGGTTGAAGCTAAAATGAAAAAGAAAACCGATGTTATAAAAATTGGTAGAGGTGAAACAGTTACTACACTTGGAGATTTGGCTTTTCAATGGGATTGGAATAAATCTAAGGTCCGAAGGTTTTTAAAAATATTAGAAGATGATAAAATGATTGAAGTAAGTTCAGACCAATCAAATACTATAATTTCTATTTGTAAATACGACCATTACCAATCTCAAGGAGATGCAATTGTAGATGAAAAGAAAAAACCAATCGAAGAAAGGAAATCAGATTTTAAAGAGTTGTTGGTGCCATTCCTAGATAAATTTGGAAAAATTATTCTAAATGAATTCTACCAGTATTGGACCGAACACGGACCAAAAGATATTAAAATGAGATGGGAGAAAGAAAAAAGTTTCGGAATTTCCAGGAGACTCGCAACTTGGAAGAAAAATAAAACAAAATTTAAAGGACCAGAACAAAATAATACAACCGATAATATAAGATTAGTATAATGAAAACAAACTATTTAGAAAAAGGGAAAATACCACCTCAAGCTACAGATTTAGAAGAGGCTGTTTTAGGAGCCTTATTAATTGATAAAAGATCAATAGTAGAAATTGAGTTTTTAGAAGCTGAAATGTTCTATAAAGAACCTCACAAATTAATTTATGGTGCCATCTTAGAAATTTATAGAACTTCTGGTGATGTAGATATTTTAACTGTAGCAAATTTATTAAGAGATCAAGGAAATTTAGAAACTGTAGGTGGTGATTTTTACATTATGCAATTGTCGCAAGTAGTTGCATCTTCTGCTCATATTGAAAGGCATAGTAGAATTATACTCGAAAAACATATTAAAAGATGTTTAATTGTAAGTGGTTCCAAAATTATTGAAAGTAGTTATGATGAAACTACAGATGTTTTTGATGTACTTGATAAAGCTCATGGTGAATTAAATAATGTTTCTGAATCTGCTATTAAAAAACAGGAAAGTACTTTTTCTTCAATTATTGATGGTGTTTTAGAAAGAGGTAAAAAAATATTCAACAAAGAAATTAAACCTGGTATTAGTACTCCAATTAAAAAACTAACTGATGCTACTGGTGGTTGGAGAAATTCTGAATTAATTATTTTAGCTGCAAGGCCAGGAATGGGTAAAACTGCATTTGCTGTTTCTAAAGGTTTATTTGCTGCAAGAGAAGGATATCCTACTGCATTTTTTAGTCTTGAAATGAGTAAAGAGCAACTTGCATCTCGTATTATTTCAATGGAATGTAGAATTGATAATCAGAAATTTAACGTTCACGGCCTTAGTGAAGAAGATTTAAGGCAAATTGAATATAAAAGAAGTGAATTAACAAAACTACCATTCTATATTGATGATACTGCTAATTTAACTATTGAGCAATTTCAAGTAAAAGCAAAGAGATTAAAAAGCAAACATAACATAAAATTTATTATTGTAGATTATTTGCAATTAATGACTTCTAGTGGTAAAGGTGGAAATAGAGAACAAGAAATTTCTAAAATATCAAGAGGTTTAAAATTAGTTGCAAAGGAATTAAATATACCAGTTGTAGCACTATCTCAACTTTCAAGAGGTGTAGAAACAAGAGGTGGTAGTAAAAGACCTTTACTTTCTGATTTAAGAGAATCCGGAGCCATTGAGCAAGATGCTGATGTTGTAGAGTTTTTATACAGACCTGAATATTATGGTATTACTGAATGGGATGATGACGAACATTCTAATTGTATTGGAGAGGCCGAATGTATTGTTGCTAAAAATAGAAATGGTGCATTAATAAAAGCTAGAATGAAGTTTGAAGGTAAATATACTTTATTCTCAGATATTGATTCACATTATACTCACCCAGACGATTTTGATGTAAATGAGTTTAAACAAGATCCGAATGATGGTGATAGCCCTTTTTAAAATTTGAAATATTAAAAATAAAAAAGCCATTGTCTTACTCAATGGCTTTTTACATTTATTTCCAACCCCAATTAGGAATGTTTCGGATAATCAAATATAATGATTATTTTTTTAATGCAGTATTTATTGAAGATAAAATATTAGTAGGTCCTAAGAACATCATCGCAATAGGCTTTATGTAAGGCCATATTAAAACAAAACCAATAACATATAACCACCAAGGGACAACAACCTTCTTAACGTATTCATTTAAGCTATCTTCAAAGGTTTTTTCGGACTTACTATCTGAATTTGTAGAAGTATCTGAATTTGTAGTTTCTCCAATCTTTGCCTCTAACCTCATCATGTGATTTTTCATATCATACCACATTTTATAAGAATTATCTCCAGAAGTCTTTTGGAAATTTATAGAACTTAAAATATCCGTTACTGCTTTATTGACTGCTAAATCAAAATCACGATCACCAGTATCACTTTCTTTAACCTTAATTTCAGCTTTGTCATCAATAGCTTTATTAGTTTCTTTAATAGAAGTACTGTCTTTATTTACCTCAGTATTTTCTTTTTCAATATGAGATTTATTAGAAATCTTCTTAGTTGCTAAACAAGATGTAAGTGATATAATAATTAGTAAGTAAATAAGTTTCTTCATAATTTATAATATTTGTTCTAAATCTATTGTTTCAATCATAACTTTTTCACCTTTCAGAATAGCATCTGAAATTATAGGGTAAATCTTTTTGTAAGCGTTAATTGAATTACCTACCATTGATTTGTTCGTATCTGCTGAAAAACCTGTTAATAGGCATCCTAATGTGTCTTTTGGATAGTTTCCATAATGAATGTAAATATACTCAAATCCATTCACATCTTTTATCCATAACATTCCTTTATGAAAATCAGAACCAAATTTTTCTAAATACTTTTTATTCATACCACCCTCAGTACGTAATTCAATTTTACGAGTTCCAGGGGGTATCCTAGTTTCACCATAAACTTTTTTAACTCTAAATCCATCTTCTAAAACAAAACATTTAAAATTTCCATCAATATGAAATGATGATTTTGTATGATCGTCTTTTGTTTGAAATCTTAGATGTGTAATTAGCATTATCTTAATTTTTCATTTTCACGTTCTAGTTTCTCAATTTGTTCTTCCTTCATTTTACGCTCTAATTTTTGCATTTTTATTTTGTGAGGAATAGAAAATATTAAATATACCAACCCACCTAGAGCCATTAGTGTTTTTATCCAATTATCTATTGATGCATACGGGGTTTCCGTTGCGATTTTTAATAAGTCTATAACTGTTAATCCCCATATACTAATAAATATGAAGTCAAAGAATTTTAAGAATAGTTTAATATTCGCCATTTTGTGAGGGTTTTTTTGATGTATGTAATTGTTGTTTTCCATTCTAAAATTAAATATATTAAAAATGCAATTCCTATTTTAGCGACCCCATATCCTTGCTTTGCAAATAATAATAAATGTATAAAATCTAATGATGTTATAATTAAAATAAACTTTGTAACTCTTCTATCAATTCCTTTTTTAAAATGTAAACAATATGCTAATATAAAAAAATTAATTGCAGTTGTATAGAATAAAGCTGCGAAATCTAATCTTGTGCTTTTAATCGTTATTAATGCTAAATTTATCCTTTGACTTGTATTAGAAAAAAAGATAGTTGGCAAATAAGATATTACAAATGTAAAAAGAAGTAATTTGTTTTTCATTATACAATCCCTCCTTCTTCATCATCTGTTGGTGGTAATTCTCCCCCTACTGATTGTATATTTATTTTCTTTTCTCCTGATAAAAGATTTTTCAATAAATAACCAATACCACCAGCTAATGATGTTGTTGCTATTATTTTCCAATCTAATGTTAATTGACCAGCTTCAAGAGATGTTTGTATAACTATTAACGCTGGTACTAGAATTGCCATTAATAAACCTTTTAGAAAATCTAATATGTTTAATCTGAATAATTTGCTGTTCATAATCTTAAAATTTTATTTGTTAATGTAAATATAGTTAATTTTTTATTACTTATAAATGTTTATTTATCTCACTAATTATTAACGCTTTCATATCAATAATTTGCTGATTAGTACTTTCTAATGCTGTTAATCGTTTTATTGATAGTTCAAAATAACCATCTTTTAACGGTTGTATTGCTTCATAAAAAAACTCTAATGCAAAAACTATTTGACTTATTGGTACACCATCAATAACGTGTTTTCTGTATATGTATGCTGAAAATCTATCTATTATTAATTGACCCTCGTATTTTCTATTCTGGAAGAATTGTGCCGATGTATCACTATCTAATTGAGATTGGTCGTAATTATCAATTTCTTCTTGTGTGAAATCTATAATTGTATAAGTATAAACATCATTTATTGAATCAAGATAAATTACACCTCGCCTTTGATAAATTGAAAGTGTTGGTTGTACAACATCTCTAAAACCTAAGTTATATAATTGTGTTTCATTTGCATTTCTAAAATTTATAGTGTTATTCCAAACTTTAGGAAGTCTATTATAAACTTTTATTGTTCCGTTAATTTCAATTGCTTTTTGTGAATATGTGATTGTTGAAATTAGTATTGCTAATGTTAAAATTATTTTTTTCATTTTATTCTTATTTTAAATTTCTCTTCCCAATGTTGTTTGAAATGTTTGTACTGCATTGTAAAAATCGCTAACCTCCGAGCCTGTTAACCCTTCGCCTATTGACGCAATAGCACATTCTCTGTTCGAAAATAATTGAGCACTTCCAGCATTGTTATAACACCCAAGATAAACTGAACGATTTGGATTTGCACCATTTCCGACTTTTGTATCTTCAAGCGTTGTGTTTTTGTAGATTTTAAAACCACTAGCAACGTTGCCTAATTTACTTGCAGTGTAAAAGCCCCTAGCGTCTGAATTAGAGGCACTAGCCAAAGTCCCACTGTGAGAGTTTCTTGCTACAAACTCTAATCCAGATGCTCCGTAAATCGCTGATAAATATAAAATATTACCATCTCTAGCCCCCATATCTAATTGATCCGTTCCAGTGGTAATATTTTCTCTTGAATAATAAGAAATAGACATATTATTTGTGGGCAATTCACTTAATGGTTTTAAATATGTGTTTGCATATCCTGTTGATCCATCAGGTTTCGAACCTGTTGAAGAATGAACCCAACCCCCTGTAAAAGTCAATCTAAAAGCAACGTCTAAATCTCTTGGGTCTTTTAAATTCCATTTATGCGTTGACGCTGTTCCTCCCACCATTGGGTATATAGCTACTATTTTATCCCAAAGTAAATTATCCTTCAAATCTGTTACTAATTGACAAATTGCCTCCTGTTGGGTATTATCTGTAATGTTTGCATTATTAATATATAATAAAGCGTCAGTATCACATACACTACCTGAAGCAACTCTCACCCTCGCATCCCCCAACAATTGCGCATCAACACTTTGTAAAGTTGAAGCTGTAAGTAAAATTGAAAGGAATAAATATTTTATAAAATTTTTCATAGTATATTATTTTGCGGTTAAAAATGTTAAGAAAACTGGTGTTATTGCATCGGCACAATACACTTGTATATAATTGGTTTTAGTACCATCGTAATTTGCTAAATCCCCAACATCAACTCCTGCTGGCAAAGTTAAAGTATAATCTCCATCTATAACTAAACTAATTATTTTTCCTACAAAATAATTACTAAATGTTAAAGTTGTATTTCCAACTAATGTTTTATATCCTTGTATTCCTAAATCAAAATCTACATCTGTTCCTGTAATTTCAAATTCAGCTTTTAGTTCGTCTTTTAATTCTGCTACTCCTACAAATTCCCCTGATGGTATATCAGAAGTTAAAGCTATCCTTCCATCTTGTCCTTGTGGTAACAATAACTCATCACCAACAGAATTGAATAATCTATTCAGATTGATAGTTAAATCTGCGTCAAATATGGTTTGGCTATCAAATGTTTTCTCTCCACTAATAGTTTGAGTAGTCGTATTCGTAACATAATCATCTGAAAACTCTAAAGCAGTTTCTCCACTACCAACACGAACCATTTTTAAACCTTCTCCAATATATGAATTCGGTGTATCTGTTAAAGTTGTAAACTCAGTAACTCCCACACCTCCAATACCACCTCCAGCAGTCGTATTTGGTATTGTACCTCTTAAATCTGTTGTGTCAAATAAAACCCATTCATCATTTTTATATGTAAATGTAAATCTTGATATTAAAAAACCTACACCCTCAAATGCTTTTGGAATTGTATAAACTGAATAATTTAAAGCATCATTAACGGCATTTTGTGGGCTTGCAAAAGCATAAGCATCAGTAGGTAAATTTAACATTAAATGAGATGGATCTCCTGAACTATTAATTACACCCCAAAGAACAAAACTAAAACTTGTATTATTTAATGTTGTACCTGTAGCATCTAATATTTGAGTATTTAGATTAGAAATTTCAATATATGGTGTAGCAAGATTATTTACAACGTGAATTTCATCTCCTGTTTGAGTGTCTAAAACTGGAAAATCTTGTTTATGAATTTGGTATATTTTACCACCTGTTGTAGACACAAAAACATCATCAGGAGTTGAAGCGTCAATTATTGTTACAGTTGTCGCTACTCCTGAATCCCATTTAGAAGGGTCTTGCCTCATTCTTTCAGTTATATGAGGTAAATGTCCTTGGAATGTTATTGTACTAGCTAAGTGGTCATTATGATTCTGATTCCTTAAAGCTCCATCTGTTTGAGTTGCTGTAGCACTTCTTAAAACTGATGTTGAAACTTTTATATGTTCCTCTGTTGGAAATCCAGAGGTTGATACAGTTAATACTTTTGTTGATTTTGGAATATAAATATAATTTAATTGTGGATTAATATCTGTTCCCGCTGTTAAAACTATGGTAACTGCTGGAGATGTATCTAAAGTGGTAAAGCCATCACTAAAATTCATCGTCATATCAGGATGACCGTTAGATGGTAATAAACTACCAGTAATAATAGCTCCATCGCTAGTTATATTAAATTTAAAAGTTTCTAAAAATATACCGTTCCAAAAATTATTAAAAACATCTTCTATGGTTCTAGTTATGGTACAAAAAATCTCTCCATCTGGTGCTGTCGCAGCATTTAAAACCCCTCCTAATGAAATTGAGTAGTTTGGAAATTCAGGTTTACTATTTGTAAATGTACCTGGTATTGTTGCTGATAACCATATAGTTGAACCGGGTATTAATAAGCTCGTATCTAAATCTCTAACCTTTCCAAATCTAGTAGAAAATCCTAATTCCCCGTTTAAAATATCGTGTGTTGCTATTGATAAAGTACCTTCGCTTGTTTCGTGAAGGGAGGCATCTGCTAATTCTGGCGTTGGTACTATAACACCCATTATAGATGTGCCTGATTTCGGATGCAATACTGTTCCATTAGGTATTGTTATACCTGTATCGTTAAAGTAAAGCATTAATGTTTCTTGGCCAACCTGTATAGTAGCTCCTAATCCAGTTTCAACATCTATTGTATATTCACCACCATTCCACTCTATAAAACCACCATCGTTAAATTTAATAGTATCTAAAGTGACTGATTCTATATCAGCTAAAACTCTTTTTGATAATTCTCCTACAGTTAAATGAGTAAGCCTTTTATCACTACCAACCATCACAACACTATCGTTTATACTCGCTGTATTTGGAGCTGATATTTTAGTACTTATTTGCCCAAAGGTTAAAGTACTTATAAATAACGCTACTAATAAAAATATTTTTTTCATTGTTTTAATTTTTAAAATCCACTAAATGATTCGTAAACTGCCTCGTTTGTAAAATCTGTTTGATCGCCTCCTAAATATTTTGCCATTAAGAAAGTGTCTCCGTTATCAATGTAACCTGTAATCTCATCGTTAACTTCTAAAATAGTTCTATCTACATTTGCAGATGCTTTACTAATTCTAAATTCTAAACCACTAATAGTTACAAATGTAGCGTCTATAAATTTAATTATCAATTCTGCAATAGATACTTTTTTAGTTACTCCACTATCTACAACTGCTATTTCTCCAGTTGTTGTAGTCGGAGACTGTGTATCTAATTCATTAATTTTTTTACCAGATGCAATTACTCCATTTATCCATTCTGTATTAGCATTAACTTGCAAGGCTAAATCGTCTAATGTTGCCATATCTTAATATTTTAAATAATTAGTATTGTCATATTCTATTAATCCAACTAATTCAAGGCTTTCAATCGCATTACCTTGACCATTCCATTCAGAATTAAATACTTTACCAGTTTTTGTTAAACTAAAAGTTAAAACACTTTGATTTGTGAATTTAATAGGTTCTGTTTCAGGTTCAGAATTTGATACAAATTGTTCTTTATCTATATAAAATTCCTTATGTATTGAAGCTAATGTTAATTGTCTTTTAATACCAGTGCTAATATCGGCAAAAGATCCTAGAATTAAATTCATTGTTTCATAGCTTTCACTATTAATCATAATTGTTGTAATATCTGTTTTATGAATATCCAACTCACTATCATTTCCAGGTTCAAACGTTTGAAAATAAACTCTTGCTTTGTTTTTAATTCCAGTACTGTAAAATACCCAAGTATCAGTTGTATTGTACCAAATAAATTCTAAAGTATCATTCCATCGTTCAGCAACCTCTATCTTTTCGCTAAGATAGTTATAATCATCGAAAACAGCATCACTTAATAAAAGTTCAACTTGTATTTCTTGATTTTCATAAGATGACATATCAATATCAAATTCATAAACCTCATAATTCTTTTGATTATATTCAGAAGAAACTATAATTTGAGTTGGTATTCCTGTATAAACAAAATTAATAATTAAAACATCAGCATTAAATTCTTCGCTATAAATAATATTTACAATTTCAAACCAACCCTCACCATCTAATAAAATAAAGTTTCCAATAGCACCATAATTAGGTAGAGCTCCATTTAAAGCATAGGTACCATTAGGGAATCCTGTATCGTAATTATAAGTATCTCCACTTGTGTAATAAATACCAGTTTGATTATTCTCAGCATTATAATAAGTTGCATCACGTTTATCTTTGGTACCAATATTATTACTTTTTTTAGATATCGTTAAAACATCTCTTGATAAATCTTCTTTAATTACATTTGCCTCTAAAGTATCATAATTAGATAAAAATTGAGTTGTTATAATATCACAAGTTTGAAACTTTTGAACAATTTTATAAGCGTTTTCAACTTTTTCTTCACAACTTAAGGTATTTTCCTCTATTCTATAAATATTGCAGAAATCCCAAACTTGATTACGTTTAAACCTAATTGACATTTCTTTTGCTAAATAATTGAAGGCATCAGTTACACTAATATCTGGTGTAAAAACAGTTATTTCAAAAGGTATGGTTATTTCACAACCGAATTGATCTCTAACGTACATCGTATAAGAATCTTCTACTAATCCTGTGAATTTATTTGCATTAAATCCTGATTGCCACAAAATACCATCTAAAGAATATTCTAATTCTAAAAGAACATTTAAGTCGTGTGTTACAGTAACATCACCTCCAGTTGGTGTATTTACGATATTTATTTGTGTTGTACCAACTGAAAGTATTTCAGGAGTTGCAATTGTTTGATTTGCATTTAATGTAGCTGTTTTACAAATTATATCTATTATAACTTGTCGTACCCAATCAAAACTGAAAGGATTATCGTTATTTGGATCAATTAATAAAGGTGAAGTAACTTTTGTTGCTAATTCACTTGTTGTAACCGTAACTTTAATATTATCACAAGGATTTGTATCTGCCTCAGAAAAAGTAATATCATCAATTGTTAATTCTGGAGTAGCTGGTTCATTTTCATCAACTGTTGTAACTGCTCCACTTGTTGTATTGTTAGTTTCTGTAAAAGTAACTCCATCCTGAACAGCTTCAATAGTAACAACATTGTTTAATACCGTAATAATATAAAGACCACCACTATTATAATCTAAATTTAAAGCAGTTAAATAATTAAATGCACATTCATCTACATTTGCTCCAATTAAAGTAACTCCATTGAACGTTCTTATATCATCAAAAGTTTCTTTTAAAACAGTTGCACTTAAATCATTATTTATCCACAATTTAGTCCCAATTGCCGGAATAGAATTAAACGTTATTACTATTTTACTCTTAGCCATAATTTACTTTTTAATACATTGCTATTGTTGCTGTTGTGCTTAATGATTTGCTAAATGTTATTGCCATAATATTATAAAATGTTTGTCATAATTAATATCTAACTAAATTAAATTTAATCTCTTTTATTTCTGATGTTGCGTTTGCTGTTATTGTTAGTGTAAATTGTTTATCATGAATCAATCCCTGATAAATATCACTCTTATTTTCAGTGTTTATAATTGTATCCGTAAATACACTTGTACTTACATTGACAGTTATATCTCCTTTACTTTCAATATCTAAAAAGAAAGCAGCTAAATAAAGTGTTATGCTTGGATTTGTTAAAGACACAACTTGTCCAGTCGTAAGAGTTAAAACACCATCTGTTAATGTTCCGTTATGCGTATATTTTTCAAATGTTCCGTCTGAAAAATCTGAGAGTATTGGGAAACCTTCAATATCATTTGCCATTGTATCAGTAGCAACAAATTCAACACCTAAATTTTGCATGTTATTAAATTGTTCTATTTGGGTTGTATAAGCACCAATTCCAACACCTTCATTTTTAAATGATTTAACTAATGTTTCATTTAAGGTTGTATAATCTAAATAACCGACTGCATTTATTTTAGCTTTTAAAACTACTGGGTCATTTTCTGAAATATAATACAATTTAACATCATTAGTAATAGTTCTTACTTCATCTAACATATTATTATCAAAACTTGTTAAACCATAATTTGAAGCCCCTAATATTTCATTACATTGAGAAATTACTAAAGGAACATCTGATAAAATCAAACCTTTCATTTCAATTATTGGATATATTTTATATCGTCTGCATACTTTTAAAAACTCTAATAAAGAAGGTATTGGCTGTCTAAATCTTACAGTATTACTTATTTGAACATAATCAGCTTTTAAAGTTGCTAAAGTGTTATCAATAGTGTTAACCATCCCAGCTATCGGTGTGTAAGCAGGGTAATTGTAATATTTTGAATTTAAACTTGGGTCGTGTATTACAACATATTCACCATCGCTTGTTTTTTGTAAATCAGTTTCAACAAATTTAAAACCACATCTCGAAGCCATTTTAAAACTATCTAAACTGTTTTTTGGTGCTATTTCATTTACTGTAACCCCTTGATGTGCCACAACTTCTAAACCACTCTTTATTCTAAAATTCTCAACATTATTAAAAGAGTTTGCATTTTCAAAAATCCTGTATTGTAGTAAACCACCAAACTCAAAATCATAATAACCTATGATGCAGTGTTTGGATAAATCTAAGTCATCAAATTTCTTTTGTAAAATATAACCAAATGTGTCATTCGCTTTTTCAAAAACAATATACCTCCCATTAGTATCATCTAAGGTGAAAGTTAAATTAGTTCCTACATTTGCACTCATTTTTGGTGATTGTCCACCATCCCAAGTTCCATTTAAAAAGAAATAATTACCACTGCCGATAGTTATAACATTACCGCTTATTGATAATATCGAAGCCCTGTATGTTATTGATGATATTTTAAAACCGAAGTAAGATATATTTGTAGTGTTTAAATCTATTTTTTCATTCAATACTTTTTTTGCATACCATAAACCACTATTAAAACCCTCTGAACCATCATAAACTAAAACCACAGCGTCATCATATTCAAGTTGAGATGATGTTCTTATCTCTAAAGTATTGGTTGTGAAATTATGAACTAAACGACCACCGCTAGGCATAGCATATAAAGTTTCGCTATGATTTAATGTTTTAACCGTTCCATCCCTAAAGGTTGTGTAAATAAATTGTGAGCCAACAGTTACATTAGCACCACTTATAATTACAGAAGCTCTACAAATACTGTATAAAGCATTGTTTTTAATATTTGCAGTTTCATTACTTAATATTAATTTATACCATAAACCACCACCAAGACCAGCCGTACTATCATAATTAAGTAAATGAATATCATCAACCATACTAACAGAACTATTTGATTTTTTAACAAATGAAGTTGTGTTTTTTTCAAATACTAAACTTTCATTATGTCCTAAAGTATGAACTTCCTCAATAGCTACATTAGTCGAAACTGTTGTATTTGTTTTGTCTATAAAAAAATGATTACCAACACCTAAAGTAATAACATTGTTTTCAATAGTTACAGAACCTCTATTTATATCAAATAAAGACTGTATT